AAACCATGTCCCAGCCTGCCGATAATTCGCCGAAAACGACAACACCGCAGGAGCCAACGGCAACCAAGCAGACCCATCCCAAATATCATCAGGATGACCCGGCAAATCCATGCGCTGAACACGCAACCCCGTGTACTTCGTCAACGCATCACGCTGAGCCTGCGAACTAACCCGCACCGCACCAGGAACCTGCTTGAAAGCATTACCCAAATCATCGGTCAGGTTGTAAGGGTCAGAGTTCGTAGGAACCACAACACCGTTTTCAAGAGTCTGCACTAGGCGCTCCAATCAAGTTCGATTTGCCCAGCGAGTGGGTCTGTGAGTCGGCTTGTCCAGCCGGTGTATGGGTCGCCCGCGAAACTAATACCGCCACCGTTAGCGAGGGTCGATGCGATACCCGCAAACGCGGGGTGAGCGGAAGAAACGTTCACCCAAGACGGGCCCTGACCAGCCGTAACCGAAATATCAAAAGGACCGGCGACACGGGCAACATCACCACCAGGGCGGGCCTGCGACGTATGCGCATACAAATGAACCGTCGCAGCAGAGTTATACGAACCAACCGTGAGACGCTGCGGGATCCTAAACCGGATCGCCGTGACCGTCTTACCCTGCAACGCAGGACGCGGCGCCCCATAAAAAAACGAGCCCGTCAGCGTGTAACCGCCATACGAACCCGAATAAACTTTCTCACCACCACCAGCCCAACGACCCCAACCACCAACACCAAACGTGTCACTAGCAGTAGCCGTCAACACCTCAGTACCAGTGGACACCACAGGCGGCGGCGGGGGAGGTGGCGCAGGAGGCGGAACAGCGACCTCACCAATCACCCCAAGAACAGTAGGGATACCCATCGTCCAAATAAGCTGAACAGGGTCACCAATCACATAATCAGACACGGCACCGAGATAACGCTTAGTCGCGTAAACCCCGCCATCATCCCCGGAAAACAACAACTCAACAACACCAACAGCCATTATCTGACCAGACGAAGGGCGCGGCTGATCAGTCACACCAGAAAGAACAATCGCGGACGACTGACCACGCCCCTCGTTCACAATCCCAACAAGGATGTTCGCGCCCTGCACAGCCTGTGTAGGGTCAGCCCACCTAGCGCCAAGAGGGTTACCACCAACAACAGCCCACCAACGCGAACCGTCAAACCAAGCAGTGCCAAGCTTCAACGAAAACCCATTAGGGGGCATCGCAGCGAGCGTATGATCCAAGCCCATGCGTCTCCTTAAGGTAGATCGTCCCAAGACATGACAGGACCAGCACCCCACGTAGAAGGCATCCGGTCCCAAGTAAGCGGCGGCAAATTCCCGGTCAGGTGTTGCGCCCAGTCAGTGCGTTCCAGAGCGCCGATCACGTCACCATAAGCGCACACCACAGTCAAAGAGGTGGGGCCGGGAACGGTTGTGCCAGAACGTTTGATACTCGTGATTTCGCCAGGGATCCAAGCGACCCTGCCAGCGAACGGACAACCAACCTCAATACGGTCACCAGCCTGCAACTCAGGACGCGGCACACACTCGACGTTCAGCTCCAACGCGAGAGACGCCAAGAACTTATCCCGCAACTCAATCGCATACAGAACAGCCGCAGCAGTCGTCGTGATCATCTCAGAGCTGTAAAAGGTAGGCACCTTGCCGTGCGGGCCACCGTACTTCAACGGCCCCGAATCAATCGACACGGCAGCCCGAACCGGGTTGCCAGAGCCTTCTTCCTTACCCTCAACAACCCAACGGTTATACAAACCATCAAACGACTGCTTACGAGCAACCTTGACCAGACCCTCATTAGGGCCAACACGCCACACAGGGTTGGCGGCACGCGGATACACGTGACACTCACCATCACCACCCATGCGGTAACGAGCGGACACGCGGCCAAGAAGATCCTGCACCGCCTCCAAGCGTTCACGATCAAACACCAACTGCCGCGACACCGCCACGTCACCGACGCCAGGATCCACAACCACCGGGAAATACGGGGTCAACAAACGCTGAACCTCGCTAATCACAGTCGCACCAGACCCCGGAGACTCAGGCGCCTCAAACCGGTCACGATCAGGCTCAACCGTCAGATCAACAGCCTCAAGCCGGACAACGCTCCGAGTGATCAGCACCCGCCGCTTATGCGGTTCAAGCAACCCATCAGGTTCCTCATACCCATACTCATCAACAACCCTTGACTCGGTAACCTCATCAGGCTCATTCGACGTGACCCGGTACATCCCATAATTCACCGCACCAGCACCACCCACACGGTAAATGATCTGCAACCTAGCGCCCGTGACCGCCAACGGGTCATCCAACCGCCAAGCCCCCAACGTCCCGTCAGGATCCGCCACAGTCAGGGACACCTTCTGCCCGACCTTCACGTTATCCCCGGCCTGATCATCAGCCCCCCAGCTAATGACCTCCAGCGGCTCAGCAACCACAAGGCTGTCACCACGCCACGCCCACACCGTCAAACTATCGGCAGGCCTAGAACCCTCCAACGCATCCAACGACAACTCATCAATCAGACGCAAAGGAGTCTCCTAACCAAGCGGACGTTTCAAATCGTACAAATACGTAGGCGACTCACCCGCAGCAGCAGCCGAAGCAACCACCGCATCCAACTTCGCCTGATACGTGGAGAACAACAGGGCTACATCGCCATACGTGAACTCAGCCGTCAAAACACGAATCGTAGGGGCAGCAACCACATCAGACTGCAAATCCCACCACGTAAGATTCCCGCCCCAAGTCACATCCACCGGCAACTGCTTAGCCACAGGGTTAGCCAGGAACAACGTCCCGTTCAGCTCAAGGTCACCCCAAGACGGGAGAGGCTTGAACAACAACTGCCCTGTGGACCGGAGCAGCTTCTTGAGCCTCGCGTTTTCCTCAGCCGAACGAGTCGCCAACGATGTATCCAACCCAGACTCAGCCATACGCTGACCAAAGAGAGCCAGGGGTTTATCCGAGCCCATGATCTCGAACACCTGAACATTCGCCCGATACTCAAGTTGGGACAGGGCCGGGGACTTAAGATAAACGTCCCCATCGCTGTTGCGGGTAGCAACCACCGGCACAGCAGTCTGCGGCACCAGCGGATCCATCAACACGCCAGCAGTAGAAGGAATAGTTAGCGGATCCGCTACAGTCCGAGACGCGCCGCCTGGGCCACTAATTACCTCAACCTCATACGTCACCGGACGACCCAGAGGCGCATCAAAATCGACCACATAAGACGCATCATTCATGACCACACGACGGTAACCGCGGACGGATGAACGTTCCCCATCCGCAGTCCGCCACACAGACACAACTGACGAGCCAATACCTAGGCCTGTGATCGTCAGCCCGGCACGGTCACAAGGCGCAGACATGATCGCATCACCAGTCACCACAACAGCCATCAGCCCGCCCTCATAAACCTAGTAGCCGAATCAGCCGAACCAATCTCAGACCGTGCAACGTTCGTAGCGATCCCACGGAAAGTACCCAACACCTCACCCGAATCCATGACTAACGTTCCAGTCATCTGCATCGGGCCAGAGTTGCCACCGACCGCGGAAGGCGCGTGACCAAGCTGAGCCGCTGAATACTCTTTGAACTTCGGCAACGTCCCGTTGTGGATCATTTGCAGCTCAGTGTCATACTCGTCACTGCGCTTACCGTTAGTCACCCACTCTTGGCCCTGCAAAGCAATCGGCCTACCACCATTCACGTAGCCGATCAGGTTGTCCTTAGTCATGTCCGAAGGCCGCGCATAAGGCAACCTGCCACCAGACCAGAACCCCAGAATGTCAGCCACACGACCGCCCGTAGCGCCACCAGCAATCTGAGGGCCACCAAGAGTCCCAGCTCCATTGAACGACTCAACGTTGCGTTGTATCCGCTCAATAGTCGTGATTGTCACCGTGGATTGTTTGCCATCCAGAGCGTCAGCCTTAGCCTTCACGGAATCCAAGGTCGCCGTGGCTTTGTCGTTCACCCACGTATCAATCGGGACTTCCTTTGGAATGCCCAAAGCCTTACGCGCCATCGTGTCTGCCGCGTCACCCGTAATCCCGAACTGACCAGCAGCAGCGATCAAATCGTTGTAAGACTGCTTAAGGTTATTCTGCAACTCAGCCTGAGCCGCAGAGGACCCCTGAGTAGCCAGAGTCTCAGCCGCAGCAGCAGTAGCAGTAGCCATCGCAGCAGAAGCCAAACCATTAAACGCGGCCTGATTCGCGCGGCCCTGCTCCGTATTAATATCGAGAGTCTGGCCGTTCTTTGTGATCGAGTCAGTCACCGCATCAATCGCAGCCTGATACGCAATCGAAGCGTTAGACGCAGACAAACTCAACAACCCGGCGTTAAACAGGCTCTGAGTCCACTTCTCAATGTCCGTCACCGAACCATCAGCAGCAAGCCCAACATCCTCAAGCGCCTTAGCTACATCCTCAGCGGAAAGCTTCGCAGCCTGAGCAGCCGCCGCGACCTTGTCAACCGCCCCAGCAGCCTTATCACTCGAAGAAGCCGCGTTCTTAGTCTCCGCGTCAGCCTTCTGCAAAGCATCCGCGTACTCAGGGAACTTCTTCTTTAGATCATCAACACTGATACCCAGCTCACCGCTGCGCTCTTTCAGCCGATCAAAAATCTTGGCAGCATCCGAAGAACTACCACTCGAAACCAGGCTAGCCATAGTCTCATCAATGCGCTTGAACGAATCCCCGAGGATCTGGCTGGAACCCTTCACCCCAGTCATGGAGTTAATGATCCCCTCACCCCAGTCGTTGAACTGCCGCCCAGCGTCAGGCTGGAAAGTCCGCTTCAACGCAGAGTCCAAGTCATTCACATTGTTGATCAGATCTTTGCCCTCAGTGTTCTTGAACAAAGAATCAAGACCAGAAGCCGCGCCGGGAGTATTACGGGCAACATCGGACAACACATTAGCGACCCTGCCCATGCCCGTATCAATCTTGGACATGTAATCGGCTTCGGCAAGCTTCGCTACGGCCAGCGTCAAAGCGCCGATAACCATCGCCCCGCCAGCCGCCTTGCCAACACCAGAGAGAACGTCCCGCGCTTTACCACCAGCCGGGGCGAGCTTATTGAACGCCTCCATCGACTCAAGCACTTTAGGCGTCAAATTCAGGAACGCCCCAGCCCCCAAAGCAGCGACACCAACAACGCCAGCAATCGCCGCCGCAGTGTTCAGCATCGGCTCAGGGATCTGGCCTATCCAATCAACAACATCCTCAGCGCCCTGCGCCAAGCCCCGCAAAAAGTCATTCGCACCCGAGCCGGACTTAAGGAACACCGAGTCCATGGACCCGCCAAGCTTCTCAATATCCCCGGCTAGGTTGTCCTGCATGATCGCCGCAGTCTCAGCCGCATACCCGGCATCATTGACAGCAGCTTCCCACTTGTTGATCCCCGCGGAACCCTGCTCGTAAAGAACATTCGCGGCACGCACAGCATCCGAACCAAACAACGTCTTGAGCGTCGCATTACGCTGCTCATCAGACATATCCTTAAGTGCGTTCTGCAAAATCCCCGCGTACTCAGACATGCCAACAAACTTGCCCTGAGCGTCATAAGCCGAAATGCCCAGCTCATTCATCAAAGACGCAGCCGCCGCGGAATTCGGATTCAGCGACATCAGCATCGTCTTGAAAGACGTACCAGCATCAGAACCAGTCAACCCAGCCGAAGCAAACGCAGCCAAAGACCCAGTGGTTTCTTCAATCGTCAAACCCGTGGACGCAGCCACCAGACCTGACTGATTCAACGCCGCACCAAGATCACTAACAGAACCCTGAGCCTTACCCGCACCCGCAGCAAGAAGATCCGCGAGGTGAGGGATCTTATCGCCAGACAGCTTGAACTGAGTCAACGCCGAAGCGCTAATCTCCGCAGCCTCAGCAACACCCAAAGAACCAGCAGCAGCCAAATCCAGCGAACCCTTAAGCCCGCCGCCCATGATGTCCTTAGTAGAAACACCAGCCTTCGCCAGTTCCTCAATACCCTGCGCAGCCTCAACAGCAGAAAACGCCGTATCAGCGCCAGCCTTCACCGCAGCATCACGCAACTGCGTCATATTCCCGGCAGTCTCATGCGTAGCTGCCTGAACCGAAGACATCTGCTTATCAAAATCAGCATAGGACTTGATAGCCAAACCCACGCCCGCAACAACAGCAGCACCAGCCGCCGCCGTCACAACCCCCGTACGCTCCCAAGCATCACTGTTCTTAGTAGCAGACTGAACCATCTTCCCAAGATGAGTATCCGCCGCTTTGCCAGCATCCTCAGTAGCTTTCTTCGTCTTCTCAGTCGCCCGCGCAGCTTCCTCCATGGCGGACTTAAAGCCCTGGATCTCAGCCGCAAACACGACTTTAACGCGACGATCCGCCATGACGTTTCCTCCAAAGGTGTTAGAAAAGAAGCCGCCATGCGACAATTACTGAATGACTCAGGCCACCAAAGCGAATAAGCGCAAGGCAGCGAACACGATGAAAATCGGAGCGGGCATGCTCGTCCTAGGCGTCGCAGTAGCGCTTTTCAGCGCAGGCGAAAACGGGAACCCAGGCCTCAACGGATTCTCGGCCTTCGTAGCTTTCGCCGGCCTAATCGTCCTGATCATCGGAGCGGGTAAGTGGCGGGAACGTCCGACGAGTGATTAATTCCTCATCAATTTCAGTCGCGTAGAAACGCTGGCCAGGGTCCGCCTTGAAACCCTTCTGCCCCGTGTGTTCCTCCACCGCAGCCTGACGTTGGCAAACGGTGTCCTGAACCTCATACAACCCAGCGTTAGCCTCGTTGCGGCACTCAGCACGGTTGCCACCACACACGTCACAAAGGCCGTCAAGGTACAGCGTGTACGCGTACTCAAGCAGCCGGTCCTTGCGATCAGGCAGAACCCCAAGGTAAGCGGACGGTGAACGTTGGAACCGCTCACTCGTTTTCAAGGCCGCAACTACTCTTCCCCATCGCCCTGTGTGGAGGACTTCGGCAAAAAATCGGCGCTCACAACAGGCACCTCATTGCACGCCGACAAGTAAGCCGCAGTGATTAACCGGAACTGAGCCTGACCCAAAACCTTCTCAAGCTTCGCAACCTGGGCCGGGGTGACCTTCGGCTCGATGATCGCGTCAGCCAGTACCAAACTACCTAGACTCTGCGCGTCGCCCTTATGCTCATCAGCGAACACGCGTTTCTCGTCATCATCATGACCCTTGACCCGGATCGTCAACGCCGAATTGTGGAACTGTTCAGCCAGCCGCGCGTACTCGGCGCGGAGCTTCTGAGCCCCGCCAGCCATCGACGGCCCATCAACCTCATCCTCCCCATCAGCGTGCTCAATGCGCACAGCTAGGGCATCAAGATCAGCGATCAGGCCGGCCTTCTGATACACAACAACAGAACGCTGCGGACGTTCAGCACCATCCAGCCAAGCATCAAGGTCAAAATTCTGGGGGGTCTCACTCATGGGTTTTAGGCTCCATAAAAGTAGTTGGTTTAGGCTCGTTTGGTAGGTTGGCGGCGCGGAGCCTAAACACACGCCGCCAACCGGTCTAACTAGGCTCCCGCTGCAACCTCAATGAACGGGTAACCGCGCTGCACCTCAGCCGGGACACGGTACTTGATGAAGCCGGTACCGTCCGTGCGCTGCGGAGTGTCAGTGATGAACTCGGCGCCCAGATAAATCTCATCCGTAGCCGCCCAAGGATCCGTGGAATCCTTATCCATTTGACGGGCGTACCCGTACAGGGTCGCGCCCTTCTCCTTCACAGCAGCCCAACCCAGCTCAGTCGCCTCATCGAACCCGCCGGCAGTCGCGAACTTCCGCCACAGAGTGAACCCGGCAGCATAGTTCGACGCACCAATAGCGTTCGAGTTACCCGAATCGCACAACGCCTTCTCAGCGATCTTGTCCGAATCCGTAGCACCCCACGTGAAATCGGACGTCAGAATGTCACACGACAAATCAATGCCAGCGTTCAACTCCGTCGCAGTCGGCGCGGCAGGATTCACCGGCTTAGTCGTCAAAATAGTGAACTTAGTCTTACCATCAGCAAGAACACGAGCCATTACTTGGCCTCTCCTTCAGTTTCCGGCGAGGCCGGCGTTTTCGATTCCCGCGCCTTCTGGCGGGGAGTCATAGCAAGATCATTGAAAGGGGCGTCCTTACGTTCAAGCCACGCAGCAGGAACAACCTGCTTAGCCCCAGTAGTTTTCGAATAGGCATCAACGAGCTTCGTCATTGACCTGCCCCTTTCAGAGTTTGTTCGAGACAAGCAAGAACTCGTCAACAGCAAAAATAGGGTGACCGATGTTAGGGATAGTCACATCGAAATCGGTTTGCGCGTCCATAAGAACGGACTGACGCAGCTTCGACGGAGCCCAACCAGGAACAACCGGGGTCTTACGGTTGAGTGCGCCCCGAACCTTCGCAGCGACAATGCCCAACGCGTCACCAGTCAAGCCCGCATAAGTCGCCCGGACCCGCAACGTCAGAACATCAGGGGCATCACACAACGAATCACCATCAGGCCCACCGCTCGACTCATCGCCAAGGTCACCCCACAAACACACATAAGGGAACACCGGCGAAGTAGGAACCGACCACATATAAACCTGCAACCCAGTCACGGGCAGGAGCGCCTTCACAGCGGCGTAATGCTCCCGGATCACAGAAGCCCCTCCGTCGCCTGAAACGCGAACTCATAAAAGTTCGGCGCTTCCTCCAACATCGCGTCCTCCGGATTACGCAAAGTAGCGCCACCAGCACGAGACGTACCAAAATACGCGATACCAGCCAAAGAAGCAGCCCCACCACCAGACGGCCCAACCTCAGCCTCAATGACCCCATCACCAGCAAACTGGAACACATTCACGTCATAGCTGATCGTCCGAGCCAACTGCTTAAAGTGCTTAGACCCAGCAGCATCCTTACGCATGATCTTCTTGGTGTTCACCGCCGATTTTGCAACGACACCCTTGAGTTTCGGCACCATCACCACTGGGATCAACCGGAACGACCGAGCCAAACCATCCAGGTCAGAAGCATCAACACTCACGCCGTCACTTCCTCAACCCGTGTACGCTGCGCAGTCGCCCCCGTCTTATGGAAAGGCTCAGTCACCCGAAACACCCGCCCAACAAGCTGAGGATCCAACACAGCACCGATGATCGTTACCACATCGCCAACGTCAAACGGGCCAGCCGCGACCGGCGTATCCCACCGCGTATCCTGCACCGTAAACTGATGACCACCAGCCTCAGGATTGCTCGACTGAGCTAGTGTCTGCTGAATCTTGCACGCACCCGTATACAACAACGTGAGGCTAGCGGTTACGTTGCCATCCTCATCCGTCACCGGCTCACCAGGACGATGCACCATGCACGTATCCAACATCAACGCCTGCGCCTCACGCCGCCCCGCCAGGACCGCATCAGCCGCACTCACGGCGAACCCCAAGGGCGGATGCTAAAAGCGTCACCAGTCGAACCAGGTAGAAGCTTCGACCATTCCTCATCCGACAACTCAGGACCACCACCCGGCGTCCCCTGAACCCACGGCATCTCAGTAGTCGAATAGTCATCAATCGCGACCGTCCGAGACTTAAGGCCCCTCGGATTATCCAAATGACGGATGATCGCCGTGCTAATCACACGGGAAAGAGTCGCCACAGTTGGCCGCCCCAACACAATCAGATCAGTAATGTTCGGGATCCGTTCAAGGATCTCGGCCTCAAGATCACCAATCCAAAGAGTTACCTGACCAGTCTCAGGCGCCGTCAAAGAACGCCCGTAGCGCCCCTCAACATCAGCGACAGTCGCATACGCCATGACAGCTCCTAGCTACGGGGTTTACGTGCAGCACGCCTAGCGCGAGGCTTCTCCGGGGTCGCCTCAACCGGGCCAGGAGACGCGTCAGCATCAACCCAGCCCTGCGAGAGGTGGTGCGCTGCAAGGTCACCCTCACAGCGCACCACCGTTCCCGCATCCGGATGGACCAAACGCGGCAAACTACGCTACGGCGTTGGTGTACTCAACGAACGCGGCAGTGTCATTCACAAGCCAGCCGTACTCGGCTTCAGCCAGAATCGCGACAAGGTTATTCTCGAACAGAGAAACAAGCTCACCGTTGATCGTGACAGTAGCCTCAGTGGAAACCTTGTAAGAGATGCCACCAACAGCACCCCAAGCGGTCTGCGACCAGTCGCCACCGAAACCAATGACGGAACCGGTCGGGTTGTAGATACCCTCACCGATGAACGCGGAACGGCCAAGCAGGCGTCCCTGACGGAACGGTGCTGCGTTGTCCACCACGGGGGAGTCGATGTAGATCGGGCGCCCACCAGCGTCAACAGCACCGTTCAGAAGTGGCTCAAACCGGTCATCCAACGCGAAGCCCGAAAGGCGCTTGCCGTCATCGACAAGCAGCTTCAGGCCGGCGTTGATGTCACCGTGAATGCCACCAGCCGTTTGAGCGGTCGTGCCGATCTCGACAGTCTTCGTGGTCTGAGCCACGTAGGTGGAG